CGAAGAATTGGAGTATCACTTCGAGAACGAGTATCCCGAAAAACTCCTCAATGCTCAACATCCGAGCGAAGAACCTTGGATGAAGGAGTACAGGAAGCGCAGATGGCAAGCACCGACTACCACTGCCACAGGGAGAGTTTACACCTTCCTGCAAAAGATTCAGCAGGCTGATGACTTTAAGATAACCTTTCAGTCTGACTTCCAAAAGACAGGCATAGCAGAGCGCATTGGCTTGCAGAACAATACGCTTAAGTACTATGTGGAGGATGAACTGCCAAAGACTGGCAGCCTTGAGACATGGCTATTCAATGTGTTTCTCAAGACCTACCTGATGGACAGCAATGCTGTTGTTCTGACACTTCCAGACTATGAGGACTTCATCGAAGACCCGGCAAGTACAACCACTCTGGATTGGTCAAGACCTTACCCACAGATTATTGAGTCAGAAGACCTAATCTGGGAGGATGAGGACTTTGTGATTACCAAGGCAGAGGAATATGTGGACATGAACCGTAAGAAGTGGGATCAGTTCTTCTGCATCACCACTGAAGGCTTAATGCTCTTCCGGCAGGTCAATGAGTACACCTATGACCAGCCATTCCAGGTATTCATTCTGCCTTATCAGTTTGGCTATCTGCCTGCCTGTAAAGTAGGCAACATTATTTACGAAGAAGAAGATGGTAAGTTAGTTTATGATTCGGTGCTTGCTCCTTGCCTTCCGGCATGGAATGAGGTACTGTTCAGGACTGATGACCTTAACATACTATGGGCAATGCATGCCCTGCCACAGAAGTGGGCATTGAAAATGTCTCCGTGCAAGACCTGCAATGGAACAGGCATCAGGACAAACAGAAAGGAGGAGAAGGTCAGCTGTAATGACTGCTCCGGCTCTGGAAGGGCAAGCAGCTCACCATTCGGTCTGATGGAGATCAACATTGACCGGGTTAGTGCTGTCAATCCTACTCCGCTTGTGCCTCCAGTGCCTCCGGCTGGCTACATAGAAAGGCCAGTAGACACAGTAAAGCTGTTCCAGGAGGACATCATGCAGAAGGAGTTTCAGGGCTTCAAGGCTATTGGTCTGGAATTGCTCGGCCAGATTCCGGCAGCTCAGTCTGGTATTGCTAAAGAGTACGATAGGAAGGAGCTAAACACCTTTTGTTTCTCTGTGACCGTTCATCTGGCTCAGATTTATAGGAAGGTTTGCTTCTACATCATGCTCCAGAGGTATAATGCACTTTTTGCATCATCCTTGATGGACAGCGACAAGATACAGGCTGCATTGCCTCAAATCACTGTGCCTACTGACTATGATGTAATGACTGCCGACATGGTAGCAGAGCAGCTTAAAAAGGCAGTGGATAGTAAATTCAATCCATTGATTACATCAGGCATTGAGATGGACTATGTGGAGAAGTTATACGGAGAGAACAGCATCCAAAAGACCTACCTAAAACTCCTGAGTAGCCTTGATCCACTTCCATTCAAGTCCACAGATGAGAAGACTGTGCTACTGGCAAGTAATGGTTGCACTCAGCTGGACTACATCCTAAGTGCTAACCTTGCAGCATTTATCACTCAGAAAGTAGAGGAGGATGCAACATGGTATGATAAGCCATTCAATGTGCAGAGAGCAGAAGTATATGCAATGGCAGCAGAGAAGCAGGCTCAGATTAGGCAATCACTTGTGCCAATAATGCCTGAAGGACTATGATATGGCTAAGACTCCTGAGCAGTTAATAAAGCAGATTCAGGAACTCCAGCTGGCAATAGAGAGCCGGATGGATGATGCTCTGCCAAAGGTTTTTTCAAAGCTATCTGACCAGGTCATTGACCTTGCCTCTAACTTATCACTTGACCCAAAGGATAGAGCCAAATCACTAAAGGAATTAATCAAACTCAAGAAAGACATTGCTGACACTATTGTTACTAACGCTCCTTACCAGCTTCAGGTTGCGGAGGTTATTAAAGGTTTTGAGATGCTATCAGAACTCAGCAATGAATACATCACTCTGGCAATCGGTGACTTCAACGATAAGAAGGCACTTTACAAGGCTATTTTAGAGACTAATATTGCCACAACTAAGGATGCACTATTAGGTGCTGGCATTAGGGAGAACTTCGGCACAGCCATTCAGGAAGTGCTAAAGGATAACATAGCTGGCATAGGCTCACGATCACAGCTTAACAAGACACTGCGTAAGTTCATTGAGGGCAGTCCAGAGGAAGCACCATTTCTTAACCGATACATCAAGCAGACTACCAATGATGCTGTGATGACATTCAATGCTGACTACATCCAGACTATTGCTGCTGATCTTGATGTAGAGTATTATCTATATGCTGGCACACTTATAGCTGACTCCAGACCATTCTGCGGTTCAAGGCCAGGCAGATACTTTACCACTGATGAAGTCAAAGCCTGGGCTAATCTAAAGGGCTGGAATGGGCGCATGGCTGGAACTAACAGCAGCACAATATTTATCTATCGTGGAGGTTATAATTGCAGGCATCAGCTTTGGCCTGTGAGTAAGGAGCAGTATGAGCAGGCTCAGGAGAGGGGCAGAGCAGGAATGAAATAACTGCAAAACTATTTTTCTTCTATTTATTCTCCCTATAAGCTAAAAGTAGGGAGATAGGCTTTAGATGCTTCTGCTCAATGACATTGCGGAGGCCATAGCCAAGGTTCTGCTGAACCATGACATTAGCCATGCTCTGCTTTCTGATGTAGCCTTGTAGGATAACTTCTGCTGCCTCCTCCATTGCCCAGCATAGAATATAGATGTCAGCCTTTAGCTCATCATTGAGATTGAACACAAGCCTTCCTGTCTTGTACTTGGTGGTCTTAACATCAATATTGTAATCATCCATCATTAAGTCTGTGCCTCCATCACCTTCCAGACCGCAGCTCATATCCATTGGTATTTTGAGTGCCTTAGATACTGCATATTCACCCATGACACCGAGCATGTCAGCAGTCTGCTGATCATTGCCCCATTGCTTCTTGTAGCGGTTAGGGTTGGCCTGATCCTTGAGGAAGTGCCTGCCCTTTGCCAGCACCCGGAGCAGCTCCATTTCTCTTTCTGTGAATGTTATCTTCAAGGCTCATAATGGATTACAATAATAACTCATAAAAACCGATATTTGAGCATGAAAAAAGCAAAAACAGGAAGCACTCCGGTGGCTAAGATTAGCTTCGGGAAGCGCAGAGAAGGCAAGCACCGGAAGGCCAGAAGGCCAAAGGAGAGCAGGCAGAAGGGTTACAAAGGACAAGGCAGATAATGTAAAGTGATTACTTAACTATTTGTAAAATGGCTGAGAAGAAGTATAAGACAAAGGTCAATGGCAGAACGGTTAAGTTCGGTGCTAAAGGCTATTCCATCGCACCAGGCACAGCCAAGGGTGATAACTACTGCGCTCGGTCATCAGGCATTAAGAAGTGCAAGAATCCTCCGTGTCCTAATGACCTAAGCCGGAAGGCATGGGGCTGTGTTGGCAAGAAGTCCGTAAAAAGTGCAGCCAAAAAATTCACACGGATTAAGTAATTTTACAACATGCAACAGCCACTAAAGTATTTTAAGCTGTCGGAGTTTGACTCACCGGATGCACCTGGCTCTGGTAGCCAGATGAAGTCTGAGTTCCTGCAAAGGCTGGACAATGCCAGAGCATTTGCCGGAGTTCCTTTTAAGATTAACTCTGGCTTCAGAACTGCTGCTCATAATACTAAAGTTGGTGGAGTTGATGATAGTTCACACACTCAGGGATGGGCAGCTGATATAGCAGCTACCTCCGGCACATCTAAGTTCACAATAGTGAATGCTCTGCTAAAGGCAGGATTCACTCGCATAGGGATTGCAAGTTCATTTGTTCATGTGGACTGTGACCCTACCAAGCCTGCCCAGGTGATCTGGACATACTAATAATGACTCACGAATTAAGGGAGGAGCTGATAAAGTTTATACATGATACTCCTGCCTATGGAGCTATCATCATCACAAAGTTGGCAAATCCAGAACCGAACTTTTACAATCCGGTAGAGGAGTGGCTCTACCATCACGGATGGTCTATCATTCTACTTTATAGGCTTTATCGGATGGTCATTGACATTCATAAGGAACACATGCAGAAAGTCATGTGGTATGATGACAATGGTGAGCTTGTATCAATGACTGGTTATGCTAAAATCATTCAGCAAATCAAATCCATATTCAAATGACAATTCATAGAGATACATTTATTATGCTGATAGTCTTCCTGATTTATGTTGGAGGAGACATCTACACTGCCCGAATTGCTCACCAGAAGCTGGACAAACTGATTAAGGACAATGAAGAGTGGACAGCAGCTGCCTACTTCAAGAATGCCAGAGCCGAGGTCAGAATTGATAGCCTCAAAGTGGAAACAGAAGCATTGGCAAAGACAGTTATCTACCTTGACTCATGTCAGCAAGCCAAGACAATCAAGCAGGACAAAGCGGAGAGGAGAGGCAAGTTCGTGGGAGGGCTGCTGAAGGCACTCTTCCCAGGTCTGTGAGCCATGCGCTGTTCAGTAAGCGCATGCAAGTCTATGCCTACACCTGCACCTCTGTGGTAATGGTTGGGCTGCTTCTCGGAGTAGGCTGGCTTTATAAGATTGAAAAGGTACAGGCATCGGATTCGGTGCTTATGTTCATTCTGGGGCAAGTGCTATCAGCATGGGTAGCCCTGACCAATAAGATATTTCGGATAACTGCACCGAATATCGGCACACCTGATAATTAATTACTTTTGTGATTATGAATTGCCTCCAAGACTACATCGGACTAAAGGGCTGCACCAGTGGTGAGCCTCTGTCTGGCCTATACATCAATGACTATCCCGGCATGAGTTCGGAGCTGCTGGATAAGATTGCCACACCGGAGCAGGTGAGCTATGTGGGCATGTGGAACAGCGCACAGGCTGTAAGCTATGTCAGGCTTAAGCGTGATGTGCAAGCTGCACTATTTACCTCAGCGGAGGCTCAATTGGATCAGGTGCTGTTCCAGACTCGCAAGGAGTTTGTCCAGCAGTGGCAGCAGGTGCAGACAGTTCCGGCAGAGGCTATCCTAAAAGGCACATTCGTAAGCATCCAAGGCAGCAAGTATCTGTCTATGCGAGTTAAGCAGATATACATCTTTAACGCTGGCCTTCCGGTAAATGGCATTGATTGGTACATCTATCAGACACAGGATGGTAAGCTGCTGGAGTCAGGCACTGCTGACCTGGTTGAGGGTATGAATTACATTCAGGTCAATAAGGAGTTTTACTCTGACTTCGATAAACTCAACATCATGGTTGCAGTTGACTGCACCAACTTGCCAACCAGCACCGGAATGTTTAGTGACTATGGCTGGCAGCAGATGGACTTAGAATGTGCCTCTCGCTTTAGCTATCTGTGGCGCAATGGTTGGAGCATCTTCCCAGTCACTGCTCCGCTTGGATATGGGTTTGGAGATAGCTGGAGTCAGGACAATAGCCAGTCTGGAGTGTACATAGATGCTCAGCTGCTCTGCTCACTTGATAGCTTCATCTGTCAGCAGAGAGAGTTTCTTCTGGATGCCTGGGCGAATCTTCTATGCTACCAGATCCTTTGGCAGAAGGTAGCCAGCCCAAGGGCTAACTACTTTGCTCAGGGCAACCGGGAATTTACCGAGAGGGCTATGGCTACTTTTCTTGATGGCTACAACCAATCACTTGCTATCTGGGCAAGGCAGCTCAACCTAAGAGGTGAAGGCTTGTGCTTTAATTGCGATAATGCTGGCCTGATTCAGCAGGGATTTGTGAGGCCATAAGGCATAAACTTACGGCAAGTACGGACAATTGCCGTACAATGCTGTCACAAAAGTTGCCAATATTTGCGACAATAAGACCCCTCACGCCTCTTCACAATGCGCACCCGGAGGGGTTTTCGATTTTTCTGCCCAGTAGTCATCAAAGTCTATCATGGCTCTCTCCCATACATAGCCTCTTTCAACCATTTGCTTAAGAGCCATATCCCAGGTTTCTCCGTGCTGCTCCTTCTCCATTTGCAGAGCCTGTTCAACAATGTCTTTCCA